GCCGAGAATACCAGTATTCAGGATAGGATAACCTTCGGGTTCCGAAAATTATCCTGTATATGTACAGCCACTGGAGATTCTCCAGTGACCGGCCGCAAGAATCATTGATTCTTGTTGTGTAGCTGGACCGTCATTGACGGCTCACCGTATGTGAGCATTTCAGCTAAACTGACCTCTTTGAAGTCAGCAACGCCCCAGGGAAACTCTGGGTCGTATTCGGGATTTGCAGTATCTGCAATCGCGATTGTCGTCGACTGATTCAGATCGACGAATGCGACCATCTTTGATAGTCGTACAGCCTCGAGAAGTTCTTCCTCTGTGAGGGGGTCCTTCTCGAAGCTTGAAATCTCGAGTTTCTCGAGATTGTCCCATGTCTTTGCGATACGCTTTGATATGGGTTCCGTCCGGAAGTATCTTCCAGGCGGTGCCTGCATCAGGAGATTCCTGAACAGGAAGGGCCGCTCTGCGACCTTATGAAGATCTCCCAATGGGATGATCTTCTTCTTTGCTAGCAACCAAAGGTTGAAAGCAAATGTGTTGACCCTATCAGGGTCAACAAGATCTAATGCTGCGGTTCGCGACATCAGATTAACCATGTCCGGATAATCCAGGACTTGGTTTACCAGGTCAGTGACAAAGTCATTGGCCTGTAATCCTCGCGGGTTAGTATTCGCGAAGATTTGGCCTAACGCTGCTTTGCAGCGGAAAGCTAAGCTCCCTCCTTGGAGGATGGCGCGTATTGCCTGATTGAAACAACCAGGCAAGTTGACTAGGTAACGATTATCGTAACCTAGCCCTAAGCCCCCCAACACAGTTGGGAGGTTTACCACAGAACTAATAGTTCTATGGTGCGGTCCCTTGATATAATCGTGGAACCGGTAAGAGGCTCTGTCAATGACGAGTCTCTTAATACTTTGCGATGCAAAGTATTCAAGTGATCGGGCTAAGCCCTTACACTTACCGATAGCGATATTTTTATCGTTCTCGGATTCTGTCGCCTTAGTAAAAGGCGATAGTAACCGTACCTTGACACTGTCAATGAACGGACAGTCACCGCTGGTGACTTCAGACACAGGGCAATTTGCCCTTGTGCCTTTCCAGAGAAGTACCTTCTCTGTATACACCGAAAATAACACAGATTTTCTGTGTTTTTCCGGCGATATTATAGAGCCACAGGCTCTATGATAACCAGTTATCTTATTAAGATAACTGTCCGGTCCAATTGCGAGATGATCATCACCTCCCAAATGGAACGCTCTCCATCCTATGGATGGAGTAAATTCGCGTCTCAATGAGAGCGAATTGTGTTCGCTAAAAGCGATTTCCTCCACGGCTAAGCCTAGGAGTACAAGGGCAACCTTTGATAAAGGTTCCCCCATCATTATGCCCCTTTTTAAGGTGCATATATCGCCATCTTCAAAGAAGACGGTGCGTTCACCGAGAATCTCGGTGATAAATTCCCATTCTGGGAATGCTTCCTTGATAAATGTTATCAGGAGTACGCCTACCGTTGATAACGGTATAGCGTCAGTAGCAGACTTTAAGTCGCTACTCAGAACAGCCATTGGCTGTTTTACGGTCTGAATATCAGACCGTTCAAGCACTTTTAGTGCTTGCCATGCCTGATCGCATCGCAACAGGCACGAATGCGCAGATGGGTGAAAACCTAAAAGGTCTCTTGCCATGTGCGCAATAGGCTGCTGTAATACAGTCAGCCACCAGGGCCCGGTGGTTACCATCCGGGCCTTGCACCCTGGCT